CACTACCGGTATAACCGCAAGTAAAACTTATTCTTCTACAGGTGAAACTGTAATTTCAATATCAATTAACACACCATGGACACAGTTTGAAACTAAAAAAATTATACAAATACCGTCAGATATTACAGTTTTAAATCCTTTGGGTACATTCTCAGGATTTACAATTCCATACACCAATATTACGGGTCAAACACAAAATTATTTGAATGAATATGACAATAATATAGGAACGGAAATTCCAATAAATTCATACGGTGATGATGGTTGTGATTTATCACTTGAATTTTGGGTTCCACATACTGGTTATACAACATTTACATATGCCGCATTAGGTAAAAGTAAAATTAGTGACAAAAAATTATATGGTTCAAATACCTACACAGGTGTCACCACGGGGACACTTAACGGTGTATCATATAGTGCATATACAATTGATGATTTATATTATCAAGATTTTGCTGACGGAGTGACGACAATTACAGGAACAACTTCAGGCTTTACAAAAGAAGAAGTTATTAATACATTAATAACCAGAAATGAACATTTCTTAGGATTTATCGATGAACCTATTATTTACTCAGATATTTTTGTTGAAAGAGGAAAACAAGGCGTACTTGAAAAAACATTAAGATTATCGGAAATTGATAATACAGGTGAATTATCATTTTATGGAAATGGATATTTCAATATTAGAAAACAATAAGTTTCATATTTATAATAAAAAAACATGGCAGTAGGAAGTTACGGTATAATTAGACCATCAGATGTATCACCTGAAGACGTTGAAATATATTTTCATTACGTAGCGGATAGGAATGCCACATCTACAGTCACATTAAAAAGACTTAATACCTTAGATGTCTTAACTCCTGTCTTTCATAATTCTGACACAACTGATGACACAAATGCATCAAATGTTGAGATTTTAGGTGGTTTATATAACTTAAAATTAGGTTCAGATGATTTTTCTGATTTAGGAATATACACATTACATATTAGACCAAAACAAATAAGAACTAGTATTACCGATTGTGGAATTTTAGCATCACTACCGTCCGTTAGAGGGTTGGTTATTGATTTATCTAATGTTCCATCTGAAGATAGAAATAAATTTACACCACAAGGGTTAATAGGTTATAGAATTGAATACATAAACTCCTCTGATAATAAAAAAATACCAAATTTTTATAGAATAGTTACATCATCATTCTATTGTACACCTATAGTTTCAAACTTAACAAGTACATCACAAAAAGCTATAAGGTATCAATACAGTGAACAATCAACGAATTTGATGTTTTTAACCGTAACACCTTCATCAGCACCAACAAACAAACCAAATACCGTTCCCTTTATTGGTGTACCGTCTCAAAAAATAATTTTAACCAACACATACTTAAACCCAACCACGATTGAAATTGAGATGGTTGAACACGACGCTTCTACACTTGCATATGCATTGTATGGTAATCAAAGTAAAGCAGTTTCACAAGGTATCTACACCATATACGACAACAATAACAACATCTATAGACAATACAATCTTTACGAAGTTAAAGACGAATTTAATGAAACACTATATGAAGTTCGTGAGGAAAGAAATGATATTGATGAAACTCTAAATTTTGATACTATTACAGAAGTATAATGGCAAAAAGGAAAGTACCAAGTCAAGCGGCTAGTGGAGCGGAAACATTTAATGATTTTTTAGTTGGTAGACAAATAACCGACGGAACATCCGCGCTCACTAATACAGTCTTCGCCATTGATAAAATTATTCCTCAAAAAGACTCAAAAACATTTAAAAGTAACCCATTTTCTGAATTTCTAACATTAGGAACATTAAAAGAGAATGAAGGAATTCAAACAACAACATCTAAAACTTCAAAAAAAAGAACAGATGAGGTAAAATTTAGAGGAAATAAAAAATATGGTGATAAATCATTATTTGGTTCATTAAAAAGTAGAATATTAGTTTCTATAACCAGAATTGTTGAAAAATTTCCTGCAGGTCTTTCCGTTATTGCAAATAGTCCGATTGGTAATTCACCATTTAGTGCTGAGAACATTACATATGATGACAGTGCAAATATTACTACTTTATTTATTGAAAGAAGTAAATTATTTAACCCATTTGAAATTCAATTAATTGAACCTATTTCTGTTGTTAAACCGGAAACAGAAAATGAGTTACGTAATTTTTATTCGTCATTTACAAAATATGTTTTAGATATAAATAAAACACCATACCCAATATTAGAATATACCGAACCAAATAATCTAAATAAAATAGAATTAAGAGTTTACGGTAATCCTTTTACCGGTACAACATATTCAGAAAATATTTTAATTAGACCAAACGATGGTTTGGTTGAAGAATTTTTTTTAGGGTTAGACGATTTAGAAGAATCACTTTTAAATAGGGAAACCGACCCAATATATACCTCATCATTTAAAGTACCGAAAGACAGTTTAGATGGTTCTAAAACATCATTGGTTGATGTTCAATATTCATGGCCAATTGCTGGTGATGGTTTTAACATTCAAATCATAGGTATTGATTTTGACATATATGTTTCAAATTTAAGCGACATTGCTGATGAAATAGATGACTTTAAATCTAATTTAATGGTTAGATTTTTAGCTGCACCACAACTTTTTGAATTCGATACTGAAGACAAAAGAGCTGAGAGTGTCTTTCAATTATATGGTCAAAGTTTTGATAGTGTAAAAAAATATATAGACAACATTGCTTATATGAGGAATGTGTCGTATGATAAAATCAACAATATTCCTGACATTTTATTAAAAAATTTGGCAGAAAATTTAGGTTTATCAACAATTAATTTATTTGACCAAAAAAAATTAGAAGATGTTCTATACTCAAGAATTGAATCTAATTATGGAGGTGTTCCAACGGGTTCTAATTTAATAGATGCTGAATATGAATTTTATAGAAGAATTTTAGTAAACTTAGCATACATATACAAATCAAAAGGAACTAGAGCGTCTATCGATTTTTTCCTTAAATTTTTGGGAGCACCCGAACCATTAATTAAAATTGATGAATACATTTATCGAGTAACTTCAATACCGGCTAGTTTTGATTTACAACAAGACATATATGATGTTATCCAAGGTAATAAAGTATATTCATATGCTACTTTTGATTCAACTGGTTTTACATATTCACAAGTTTCATTTACGGCATCAACGACCTACAATAGAGAAGGGTATCCTGTTGATGAAATTACAGGTTTACCAAGAAGAGCATTTAATGAAACCGAGGGTATTTTTTATCAAAAAGGTTCAGGTTGGTATGATATAACATTAAATCACCGTTCACCCCTTGTTTTAGACACTGAAAATTCAGTTCTGACTGGTAGAACAAAAACTATTTTAACAAAAAATAAGTCATATTCATATGGTGAAGAATATTTTAATCAATATAGAACATTACCAGGTTTAGACACAGGTTATAATCTTGTTTTAGATGTTGATAACAAAAAAGGTCAACAAATTGAAGATAATTCATTATTAATTTTAAATAGAAAAAATATTGGAATTTATATATCACCGGCTAGAGGTATAGATTATGATATTTTTAGACAAAGTTCGGAGTTAGAAATATCATTTGGAACAAATACTTTACCACCACAAACTGGTAAAACTTTTGCAGAATTTTTAGATACTTTCATACACACTCTTGTAACAAATTCGAATAAAATTCGTTACAAAAAAAATTACATCGAACTTGAGGATGTATATAGAGATTATATATCACAGACAACAGGTTTCACACCATATCATCAGATTAATGTAACCGAATTTGTTGAGAAAGTATCACCATATTGGCCACAATTAGTTGAACAATTAGTACCATCCACAACATTATGGACAGGGGGTAATTTAATTGAAAATAATGTTTTTGGTAGACCCAAATATCAATACAAATTCGACTGTCAACCAATTCAGTTTATTGAAGAATTGTATCCTAATTTTGAAAACATAATCGAAGAAGATTTAGAAAATATTTTAGGCGAGGAAGTAAATTTTAGAGGTTTATTAAATCTAACCGGCATGACATATTATCCGATAATTGAGATTGATGGTATTGTATATGGTGGAGCTGACTATAGTGGTTTAACTTCTTCAATGTATGTTGTTGTCAGTGGTACATCAAATACATCAACAAGTGCAAAATTGTTTGACCCACAACCTTTTACGGGATGTACAAGTGGAGTAACTAGTGGTGATACAGTAAATTTATCTTTAATATGTGATTATAAAGATTATTTATTACCTGACCCTGTTAAAATTAAAGAATTGTGGTTGAGTGCATTAGAAGAATTAATTAACGATATAACAATCACAAGAAATAGTGCTGGTTATGAACCATACGCACCATTTACAGGAACTACGGGTCAAACCTACTATTCAGAGACAATTCCATTAATTAAATATGAAACATTTGTTGATGAAAATGGTATAGAAAAAGTTAAATTTTCATCCGTTAAATTGGGACCAAATGAATGTTCGGTTAGTGAATATTTTGATTATAGATTTGAGTCTGATTATGACATCGTGAAAAATTCAAATAGTTTAAGTGTTCATGTTTATGGTGATAATCAATCATATTGTGAAACTCCAAGTGGATGTACAATGACCACCGATTTATTTATTGAAGTTATTGGTTACAAAACAGGTGTACAAGAAGGTTCAGATTGGTCATTTTACATTTATGCGAATTGTGTAAGCGGAAATAACCAAAACGCTGATGTCTATATCGAAAAAATAAGTGATTGTATATTCAAATTAACAGGTGTCACCGAAAATGATATTATTAATTTTAATATCGTAGACGCAGCAAACAAAGAAGTTAAATTTAAAATAGAGGGACTACAAGCTAAAGTCGAACACGACCCATGTCCCGAACCAAATGGGAAAAGTCACGTTGAATTATTTAGTATTGTTGGTTATCAAGGAACAATAAGTAACCCAATTTCAGTTATTTCGGGTGCAACTTATTGTGATAACTATACCGGTTATACCATACAACCTAAAGTTGAGTATAAATCAAACTTTAATTACGGAATTAAGTGTGATTCAACTGTTTTGGTTATTGATAGTGGATTAACCATAAATGAAACCACAACCCACCAAGATATTCAAAATTATATCAGTGGTGGTACAATTACAGAAAAAAATACTTGTGACTTAAATGTTGGTGAATTTATTTTATCTGCAAATTATTTACCATGTAATAGTTACACCCACCAACAGATATTAGATGGGCCTAATTCAGGTTATTCATTTACATTTAGTTATGTAAAATTAGAAATTATTGATATTGAATGTTTAGCATCGGTTAAAAATAGTTTAATAACTGGTCAAACATCTAATGGTGATTATGAAGTTTTTGAAGTGTTACCCACAACACAACTTAGAGTTTATACAAATAAACTTGTTGAAAACTTTGGAGTCCCAACAAATGGATTGTATTTCTTTGACGATAGATTTCCTGAAGAATTACAAATAAGACCATCTGATTTTGTGGAACCATGTTGTGACCACCCAAAAGAATTATATAATCATGGGGATTATTTGATGAATCAATATGGTAACTTAATTGAGGTTATTAACGTTGATTTAAATTATTGTGAATCTAATTTATATTTCAACATAAACTTTCAATTGGATGGAAATCCATTTGATGAAGAATTTATCGTTGTTTTCAATGGCAACACTAATCATCAAGTTTTAATGAGACACAAGTATGAAATTCACCCAAATATGAATTTTAATTTAGGTCAATATTATGTTGATGAGAATTTAT